TGAATACTTGTCGTCATCTGCAGTCCCAATGTAGTCGGCCAAGCGGTGGGCCAACATCTCAACAGCGGCACCGCCGCAACGCTCTCCGAGTTTCCGCGCTGACGTCTTCAGCACTTCGCCTAGGTGATAACTATCCAATACCCCCGCCTTGTCGTTCATGATTTCTCCCCGGGACTCCGAACCATAGACAACGCGTCTACAAGTGACATCGCCATACGCCATTTCGCTGGCTCGGAGCTTTCCAGCAGTCGAGGCAACAACCTCTCGCCTAGCTCTTGACCCACCATATTTGATTCAAAGCGGCCACCTAGCCACGACCGAACCATCTCGATGTCTTGGTCCTCTATGACCTCAAGCGGCAACTGCGACAGAATGGTTGCCAAGGACCACCGAGTCCTCCAGTTGTCCAGTCCTCGCTGCTGGGCATCCGTACTGATGGCTCGAACAATAGCGGCGATTCGACTGGCCTGGTCACCCTGTGCGGACGCAGCAATCTGTTCAAGGTAGCGAAGGGCGGGCCATCCCTCAGCCTGATACATGGTGCCGCGCTCTCCTTCGACAACCTTCACACTTGGGCTGTATTCCGCCCTGAAGAGCCCGGCAGCGTCAAGGTCGCCTAACCAAACCGAGTCCTTCAGGGCATTGACGAGATACGAAGCGAGTTCGGGCCGATTCCTTACAAGACGAAGCGCTGCGTCCCTATTGACCGCAGTAGGCGCAGCGATGCATCTATCAAGGTGTGCTTGAAGGTCTAGTGTGGTTGGGTCACGTACATCCAACTCCGAGTTCCAACCCTTGAAGACTTCGACGACCTCCTGATAGCCCTTAGCGTCGATGCAGTACGGGATAACGCGAACTCCGCACTGGTCACGAAAGAAGTGCTCAATAAACCGAGTCTGAACCGACTCTGTAGACCGGTATGCGTATAGCAGGAAGTGTCGTGGTTCAGCAGTACCGGTTCGAAGCGACTCGTTGGAGCGAATGATGTGGTCTAAGACCTCCAGTTCCGCAAGCCCATAGCCGACAAAAAGTACCGTGTGGTTCTTAAACATTGCCGCGAGAAACGCTTGAACTCTCGGGTCCGCGTAGTGTGCGATGTAGTCCTTCAGTGAAACCACCATCGAACTCGGCTCCGTGTAGGAGCCATGGAGATGGATTACAGCCCCCCTCTCGGCCAGCAAGGCGGAGGACAAGTGCTCGCGCAAGTAGTACTTTGGCCGCGAACTAGGCCGCTTTACGGGCTCCGATTCGCCACCGACCTTCACCTCTGCAGACAGCTCTCCCGGGCCAGCGTCGTCAAGCCATTTGTCGTAATTCGTTGTCACGAACACAGGCCGCAAGTCCGAAAGTAGTTCGTACAGCTGCGCACCAATTGCCTCTGGCTTGGTTGGGTGCAAGATTTTGTCGAAATTGATAGCGACGCCTTTCTTCTTCGCAAGCGCCATCGCAATTGAGAGAGTGCGCCGGGAGTCTCCGAGACCGCGCAACTGTTCTGCCTCCAAGAAGCTAAGTACGCCGCCCTTCTCAAGGGCACCCACGACTTCGTTTGCGAATCCACGCCAGTCGGGGCTGCCACAGAGCATCGACGCACCTGCGCCCACGAAAACCACTAACTCACCGTGCTTTGCCGCATCTTTGAGTAGCTGGTCGGGTGAGTAAAGCGGGGCGTCACTCATCAGGCAACCTCCGCGCAAGGTGCTACTTCCGCCCCGATGGCAGCAATCCGCTCCATCAGCGGCACGCTCACCTGGTCCAGTACAGAGACAAGACGCCAGCCACTACCCACAGCCTCAGGCGTCAGGTCGAAAATGCGCGGCTTGGTCAGCGCTTCACAAACCACGCAGACCCGATAGCCAGCGGCGTGTTCCTTCAGCTTGGCGTACTCGTTGGGGGTCAGCTCGAAATAGATAGCGGCACCTGCAGTGCCCTTCACCTCTAGCTTCAGCGACTGGCGCCCCTTGGTCGCCTCCAAATCCCATCCCACGCATTCGGTCTCCACCGACTTCACTGTGTAGCCATCGGCCTCGTAGCGTGCCCATACCGCGTTCACCGCCGCCGCTTCCACCATCGCGTTGTGTGCGTGGTCCGGCGTGCTGGTCCTGCCCCTCTTACCGCCACTCTTGCCGCCTGGGGTTTCGTCTTCGGGCAGCGCGACACCGGGCGTGGAGTCGATGTACTTGGTCAGCCTGTGGATGAAGGCCGCCACCCCAGGCTGGTCGGCGTGATGATTGGGATACCAGACATTCGACTGCCCTGGGAATCCCTTGAAGCCTGCCGGTGCATACGGCACGTCAAACGTTCGCGCCTCCTCGGGAAGCAGTCGGACGTCGTTAGCATCGGCCACACACAGGAAGCGCCGCACGGCCTCGTTCATCCCCGGAATGGTACCTCGCCGCACGCGGTACTGACGATGGAACACTGTCGCGTTGCGATACCAGCCGACCACGACTTGCCCCATACTGGGCCGGCGAGCAATGAACACCACATCGACGCCCGACAGTTCGCCGCCCTCGCGCCAAGACTTCGAGTCGTCGATGAAGCGCAGATTCAGGCCAGCCAAGCGCCGGCTCATGGCATAGCCGTAGCAATTGCCACGGCTGGGCTTGAAATTGAAGACCTCCCCACCGACACCGTTCTCGGCGATGTAAGCGCCCCCGCTGGTGATGGTGTCCGGTCCGTCATAACGCTCCATGTAGCCGACGCGCAGAACAAGCAGTGGCGCAGTCATGCTCTTCCCTCCAGCGCCCGCATCACCTCGTCAGACCGCTGGGTGGTCTCCTGGCTATCTTGGCAGTCGATGGTCTGGCTTTCCGTCGCTGCCGTTCTCTTCTTCGTTGCCAATGGCTGCTCCCGAATTTCGTCAATTTATTTAACTGGCAAGGATACTGCTTCATGGCGACTTTCCATTGCAGGCACCCCCTCGGTGCTAAGCGGTACACGGTGGTCCGGTACGCGGGCCGCACCGGCTAAAAGCCAAGTGCCTATACGTCTTGTCCATCAACCCACTTGAAGAAGACGAATGAAACCTTCCATCCTGCCTAGACAGGCCGTTAGAACGATACACACCACTGCGCCGGGCTGGGACTCCGCGCGCGCGGGGCGCCTAGAGAAGAGGCCCAAAGAAAAAGCCTCCTGGAAACATCCAGGAGGCTTTTGATTTTTTGCGTCCACATCCTGCGATCGTCGCGAGGATGTGTGGCGCTAAAGAGTGGGGTGGCTGATGGGACTCGAACCCACGACAACAGGAATCACAATCTTTAGGCGCAATCCAGTATCCATGCGGGCTAGATCGCGAATCTTTGGAATATTTTGCACATTCAGACCAGCGCTGTCAAAGGCTTTGCGCGGCTGAATTCCAAAGAAAATGGGGCTATGCGCCCTACTGCTTTTTACTTCTTCGAATACACGCCGCCAGGCGCGAAACGCTCAAAGATCACCACCTACCGCATGACGATCGAGGAAGCCGCCGAACGCCTGCCTGGCGCGGTGCCGGTGGAGTGGAGCAAAGAGATCCGCAACCTGCCTGATCCCGGCGACACGATCAATGGCGGGCTCGGCTTTCTGGCACGGCCAGCGCCCACAGAATCTGACGCACAAAAAGAAAAAGCCCCGCCACCTGGACGAACCAGGGGCGGGGCTTAAATCCGGGGAACCTTTGGAAAACCCGGAAGGAGACAACTTAGGGGCCTGACGCTTGCGCGCGGGCCCAGGTCTGAAAGGCGATCAGACGTTTTTGGTCTGCGAGACAGGCGCCATAGTTTTCGGCGACGGTAGCGGCAACGACTTGAGCTGAGACGGGGGCAGCATCAGGGATGCCGGCGGGGTCGGGAACTTCGCCGCGGGCAGCGGCGTCGTGCAACACCCGGAAACCACCAGGCAGAGCGGGAGCATCAGACGGAACATATACGGGAACCTCTTTGGTGATGGTTTCTGTGATCACGGCGACTTCGTGGACCACCTTCTGGACCTGGCGCTCGACAGTCACGGTGACCACCTCACGCTTGGCGTCCGCCTGCTCGGCCTTGGTTTTGAACTCGGCCACAGCGCGGTCATAGCCAATCTTTTGCTGGTGACTGGCCCATGCCTCGTAGCCAAAGTACAGGCCAGCAACAAGGCCGGCTAGAGCCAGCCATCGGTATGGGTTGAACCAATCGGTCATGGTAGTTGAGAGACGCAGGCCTCTCCAGTGCGTATCGGGAAGGCCTTGGGTTCATGGGACTCCTGCGCGTGCAAGCGCAGCAGGCAGACGATGGCGATGACCATCACGGCGACGCGGAACTTGTTCATGCAAGCCTCGTTTCTGCTGCACCAGTCAGGCGCTCACGGTCGGCCAGCCCCAGCAATGCCGGGTTGACCGCCTTTGTCACGTCGCGAACGCTCGAAATTGCGCTGTCTGGGACATTCCCTTCCCACCAGGCAATGCAGCAGCGCAAGCACTCTGGCGTAGCCTGGCGCAGCAATTCAGGACGGTCATACACCGGGATGCCTGTGGACTTCTGCACTGCGCGAAAGTTGTCACCGCCAGTCACTTGGATCAGGCCGGAGCCGCGATAGCGCCAGCCGTCGCCGGGCATCGTGTTCCCGAGTCGACCGCCGTAAACGCGATTGGCCAAGGCCTCCGGGCTGCGCAGATACGGCAGACAGTCACCAACCGTCTTGAAGCGGGTTGGCCAAACCTGCATAAGGCGATCCGGCGTGGAATAGTACAAGTCCTCTTCCATGCGCTCAAGGCCTTTGCTTTCGTGCAGGATCTGTCCCAGAAATGCGGGTAGTTCAGCGTCGCCCTTGCTGAAGGTGTCGGGGCCGATCACCACCGCAAAAGCGGTCGCCCAAGATTGAGCGACTTTCGCGCGCACACCCAAGCCGAGAAGGATTTCGAGCCATTGGCTCGAATCGCGCTTCATCGCTATTTCCCACTCACCACGCGGCCTGCGTCAGCGCGCGCGTCTTCCGCAATCTCGGTGATGGTTTTGTCACGTCGGCTGGCGAACCAGCGCATGAACGGACCCACAATCCACCAACCAGGCAGCGCGCCAATGATGCTGAGCACCCAAAACAGAGCCGCGCCGCCAGTCCACTCAGGAATTCCAAGGGAAAGCGCGATCTTGGCTGCCGCTGGGTAAACCCACTCGGCATATCGATAGAGCGCCAGCAGTCCACCAAAGGCAAACACAAAGCTGCTGATGAAGCAGCCCATGATTCGGCGCACAGCGTCACCGTGCGGATCTGACTTATCGAGCGGAACGACTTTCGTGCCCAGGGCAAAAGCGACAAGCGGGGTCATCAAGATCCAGATCAAGACGCTAAGTTTTCCGAAGATGCCGATGGCGGTGGAGTTGGGTTCGGTCATGTGGGTAGTTACCTATGGTTTGAAAAAGAAAAAGCCGCCGAGGAAGACCTGGGCGGCTGGTGTGTGACAGCAGTTGAAACTAGAAGCGGCCTGGTGCAAGCATCCAGAGGTGCTCGGGTGTTACCCGGCGCACCGAGTCCGCGCGAAAGAGGCTGGCGTTGGCCTGGGCAAAGCCCCAGGCCACCAGCTCAGAGCAAAACCAACTGTCGGACTCCTCCCAATCACGCCGCAGGAATATGCCGACAATCGCCGTCCAGTCGTAGGGCTTGCCGACTTGCGATCGCACCGCGTCGATCACGTCGTCGGCCAGCAGCTCGTCTGGCACATCCACCAACTCGTAGGCCGTGTGCTCGGCAAGCACCTCGGCCAGAGGCTTGATGCGCACACGCGGCCAGGCGGCCTCGATCACCTCGTTCCCGTCGACGATGGCCACATGCGACCACTTCGACCAGGTGAAGGCCCGGATCAAACGCGAGCCGATTTTGTTGGATGTGCAGAAGAGCAGACGCATGGTCATTCCCCGAAGATGGCTGGCCAACCGGTTGAGAAGTCGTAAGACGCAGGGTCTTGCGATGCTTCCATGGCTGCGCGGTGCGCCTCGGCCACCGCAAAGGTCGCCGAATCACTCGCCGCACCAGCAGCCAGGATCTGGCCCGCCAGTGCCTGCGTCATGGTGACGAAGCTGCCATCCATGGTCTTCCACTGCAGCCCTGCAGGGAAGTTGGCACCCAAGAGCACCAGGCCAAGCTGCTGGCCACGGCTGAACTGGTCAGAGTGGAACCACTTCTGCCCCACTTTGTAGCCACCGTTTTGCGTGCGGCGATCGCGCTCAGCTTTGATGGCAAACCATATCTGAGTCTTGCGCACAGCACGTTCTTCAGCTTCGCTTGCCTCGCGATCACCTCGTCGGCAGTCGCCTTCGTACAAATGATTTCCATCTGTCCACATGACTACCACCCCCGTTTGATAATTGCCTTCGCCTTCCAGCTAGCCAAAGTAATCGCCGAGAGGGTTGCCGACGCCTTCTGGACTAAATACGGGCTAGCCGTGTAAATCAATAGCGTCTGAGCGAGGCGCGATGCTGCTTGCGCGTTCGATGTAGTGTTAGCGGAATTTGTCAGATAGGAGACGGGAACCTCATCGCCAAGTGAGTAACCAAGCTCAGAAGTTCGGTTAACAATCACCACACTCTGCGTTTCGGGCTGCACACCCAGGTTGTGATTCCACGAAATTTGTGTACCGCCGGCTACTAGCGACGTTTCCTGACTTACGTACTCCCCCCGGAATGCGTAAGTGGTGACGCTGCTGACCGTGCTCGAACCTGTCACCGCCTCACCGACGAAGACGCGAGGCACAACGATCCAAGCAGAGCCGTTGTATCGCTTCATCTGGAAGCTGCTGCGATCAAACCAATGCTGATCTGTCGCGGGAGAACTCGGGGCGGTGTACTGATACACCGGCTGAAGCGCCGAGAATCCATACGTTGGCGACGCAGTCGAGGTGCTGTCGATATAGAGATACAGCGTCGACGAAGCAGTCAAGCTCGACCATGCGCTTGCAATGTCGGCAGCAACACGGGTCACCGAGTCAACAGCACCAGAGGCATTGAAGCCGTTGGCCGTAGTCACAACGAGCGGAGTCGCTGTCGCCAAAAGATTGACTGCAAGACCCGTACCGATCGCCAAGAAGGCGGCGACACCGGAAGAGACTACGCCGGACAACACGGTGTGACGAACGGACGCGATTGGAAGAACAGACGATGTGATCCCGTTCGCAGGGTTCAAGAGAACCCACTTATCCAGCGTCGCGTCATATTGCAGCTCGATCCAGTGGCCACCGCCAGCAATGTCGCCGGCAGCAACTGCGGAGCCTGCACCCTTGACAATGGTCTTCGCTGTGATTACGCCGCTATTCGGGGTGAAAGTCGGTGTCGTAGTCGCGTTGGCCGAGCTCGCGCGCACATACAGCGTCATGCCGTTGGTGATCGCTGTGATCGCCGGGAAATACGAGCCAGTCAGAGCGTCCGCCGTGCCGCCGGCGGCCGAGATGATCGGACCAGCTTGCTGGATGCCGCCAGTCACCAAACCGGAACTGGGTAGGTATGGAGCCTGCTGGTAGATGCTGATGTTGCCGGCAACGATCGTGCTCTGGCCGTTAGCCACAGTGACCACGGCCAAGCCGACGTAGCCAGAATCCGGGCTGGGCGTGATTTGAGTGCCAGTTGTGGCAGCAGTGCCGGCCTTAGCCGACAGAACCACGGTGCCAGTGCGCCGCGTGTATTGAGCCGAACCGCTATTGCTCGGGCCGCTGTATGCCTGCGCCGGGTTGCTGGAGTTGTAATAGGGAAGAACGACAGAGGTCGCGTCGACTTCGCTGAAAGTGGCTTGGATCAGGTAATTGATCGAGAAGCCAGCCGTACCGGGCGCTGCGCACGACAGCGTGGTGGCGTCCAGGGAAACGCCCTGCTTCAGGATGTTGTGCGAAGTGTCGGCGGCGATCGAGCCATAGGCCGTGCCGTCAATGTTCGCCAGTTGGTAGATCTCGCCAGGCTGCACAACCACGTTGAGCGCGGCCGGGCTGTTGGGGCCGACCGACAGGCCATTAACGACAGCATTGCTCGTGCCAAACATGGCGGCCGCAAGCTTTGCCAGCCCCACCATGGAAGCCTTTTGCGCAAAGAGCAAATCGGTGTCCAGCGGGATCTGGCCAGAGTAGATGATTCCTCGATCCATTTCGTCTCCAGAAAAAAGAAAGCCGCCCGAAGGCGGCTGTTGTGGCGTAAAGCGTTGTCAGTTGCTGATATTCACCCAGAGCGTCGCCCCAACTGGGCGCACAGACTCGATGGCGGCGTAGATGTCGCTGTCTTGAACTTGTCCCTGGACCATGTCGATGCTGGCGTACTGCAGCCTGGATGCGACACCGTAGCCACCGGCACCTCCGTAGGTGCTTCCCGGATAGAGCGCCAGCCCATAGCAGCCGGTGTAAGGAACTCCCGATGCGATGGGACGGTATGCCTTCACAAAGGCCTGGAATGGAAGATCCAAAGAGGCATAAGAACCCGCGGTGCCGTAGCCGCTGTTTGGGCAGTTGTATGCGCCGGTATCCGCCGGCCGCCAAGGTTCAATGATCACCGGCGTGCGAGCCGTCAGGTCTTGCAGCACCTTTGAAATCGAGTTTCTGGTGCCACGCTCCCTCATCAAGTTGGCAATGATCCGAGCCCGAAAGCTGGCATCGCTTTGATTCTGCGATCGCAAAAGCGCGGTGCCGAAAAAATCGGCTGCGATCATGTCCAGATGGCCATCCGTCGCCGTTTTGATGCGCGTCTGGAGCTTTGCGTACATCAGCAAGCTGTAGACGAAAGCCAGGACCCATGCGAAGCCCTGCAGAACAGCAAACAGGACGGACGATGAATCCGTGAACCACCGCGGCAGAACGGACTTAAGCCGCGCCAGCATGTCCGATTGATCACCTGTTGCCATTAGTTCACCGTCACGCCGGACGCCTTAATAACGTGCTTGCTGTCTGCCGTGATATCAGCCGCGCCACCATTCAGTGTGTAGGCGGTGATGTTTGTCACACCTGCGCTGGCATCGTAGGCAACCTGCATCAGTCTGGAATAAGAGAGTGTCTGGCCTATCGTCAGGCTGTTGACGTAGGCGGTGATAGCGTTCTTGACTAGGAGCTTTGTCGCCGTGGCGTCGTATCCGCTGGCAATCGTTGCAGTCAGAGCGACCACGGCATTTGTGACAACCGGCGCAAACACGCCATACGGAATGGTCACGGCCCGGGTGGCATCGATCGCATTCGCCACCGATGACAGAAGCGTCGAAGTCGGTGAGCCGGTGCCGTCATCAACGACCACATAAAAGTAGCCTTGCTGTGCCGTGCCGCCGTATTGGTAGTTTTCCGTCAGGGTGTAGCTCAACCCCTGCTGGACGCTGCTCACGGCGTAACCGACCGCAGCTTTGGTCGCCTTCGAGAGGCCAGCAATGTAATTCTGGAAGCGGACACGAAGTGCCGCATCGGTCTCTTCGTCAACGCCATTGGTGAAGGCGGACGGATTGCTCACCGTGTCCACACCAGGGATCGAGCTCGTCAAAGTGTTGATCTGTGCGGCCAAAGCATTCGCGCCGGTTCCTGCCGTTACGGCCTGCACTGGGACATTGATGCTAGAGACGCCCGCCGCGATGATGTACGCGCTCAGCGATGAGCTGTAGGCTGGATTCGTTGTATCGGCATAGACCAGATATTTCTGAGTGCCGTCGCTGGTCTGAACGCTCGTTCCGACTGGAATCGTGGCCTGTTGAGTGTTGGTGAAGCGGGCAAACGACACCAATCCAGTTGCAGCAGAGGCGGCCAGGCGCGTGACGCCAAAGTCGGCCATCCAGCTGTCCAGGTCGTCGTCAGTGCTTGTGGCGGCACGCGCGCGGGCGATGACTTGCAGGATCAGGCCTTGCAACCAAAGCACGATGAAGGCGTTCGCCTCGACCAGGCTGCGGAGAATCGAGCCTACCGTCAGGTCGACCAAAGTCGACGCCGCGCCTTGGATGGCCGCCACCTGATTTTTCACCAAAGTGGTGAAATCTTGCGTTGTGATCGCCATCTGGTATTACCTGTTCACATTGAAACTAAGAACTGGCAGCTGATCCCGCCTGCAATGGCCTGCACGTCCACAATTGGGGCCGGCATCTTGGAAACGGACGGTTCCAGAAGCATCTGCCCAATGATCAAAGCCTTGATCTTCGGAACATCGGTGACTTCGCCAACCATCTTCGGAAGCCCTGCCCCGTATTCCGGATGGGCTAAGTACTCACCAGGATTTGTGAGCAGCCTGCGCAGCACGCGTTGCTGGCTGCGGTCAACACCTGACACGGACTGCAGGTCACCGGTGGCCGACACATCAAGGTCGCTTCCGTAGTAGTGATAGAGGTCGTCCATTTAGTTCGCCTTGACCACCGTTGTCAGGTGAGAGGAATCCATCGTCTGAAGCGGAGCCCCAGTCGGACTTCCAACGCTGATGACTTGGTGCGTGTGGCTGTTGAAAAGTGCCGTAAAGGCGTCCGTCACCAGCTTGTGTACTCGACCCGAGAAGCACCTTTCCTTCGTTCGTCAGCTTGAGCATTGATCCACTGCTGTGCACCAGCCAGAACTCTCCGGATGGAACAGACAAAGGCCTGCTGCTGTCGTTGAAGAATCTTTGGCATGCGACACCAGCGTCAAAGTCGCCATCATGAAACTGAACTTCAAGTTGATCTCCGACAGAAGGTGGAGAGAACAACCCCCAACCATTGCCGACCCATGTAGACACCAAAGGCAGCCATCCAGTGATCGCGTCTTCCGGCTGAAGTCTTACCTTTACGGTGTAGTTCGACGAGTCATAGCTGACTACCGTGCCAACTCGCATGTACGCGACTTGGTGGGATTGCGCAAGCTTCTTAACCTCGTTGAGGATTTGGTTCACAGTACACCCTCGTTTACCTTGGCAATGTTCTTCGCAGTGAAGTTCATGGTGTAGCCAGCCGATGCGCTCATGTATCTTGTGATCGCATCCGGGTAGTAGATCTGATCAAATGCAGAATTGGTCCCGGTAAGCTGCAACACACTTGTCGACTTGAGCAAGTTGTCCGCCGGCATGCTCACTGACAGCCTCACCTCATGCTGGGTTATTTCCTTGTGCTTTGCTTGGGCGTATTGGAGTGCGGCCTCATCGGTCATTTCCATGCCTCGAAGCCGGTAGGTGTAAACCTGTGCTCCAGGACTGGCTTGTCCTGGCTTGGTCCCTTTTGCCCTGTTAACTGGGTAGCCAACCGAGAAGGCCTTCCCGGTTTTAACGTTGAAAGCCTGAACCCAAACTACAACTCCTTTAGCAACTGAAAGATTGCGTGACACACGCAGCGACTTTCCGTTGAATAAAGGAAATTCGTTGTCATCCGAAGGTTGTTGCCAGCTAAGAACGTAAGGTTCTTCTGATTCGTGATCTTTAGACTCAAAGTGAAGCTCTTTGCCTTTGCAGTACACAACCCTTGATTCTTTGGTTGCTAGATAGCTCAGCAAATCCCACTCGCTGTGCTGATTCGTGACCAGAACATTGTCTATCTGGTAGTAGCTGCCAACCTTCGTGCTCGTTTTTTTCACCACTGGCGTCAATCCGTGCGATTGCGCCAATTCGATTGCAATCTGGCTTGCCGTGTGATTGACCCATTGCTGGGTAGTTTTGGTGTCGATGAAGTAGCTAGTTAGATCACGCCCACAAACCGTTAGGTTTCTGGAGGATGGATCGAAATCTATTTCATCGACACGGCCATAAATCAGACTTTCCAGATCAGCCGCTGTGAAATTCAGTGGATCAGAAGGGAATCCGGCAAATATCTCGATGAATACTTCAGTTTGATCGGCCCACCAATCAATCCCTCTATCTTGCGCAAGCTTTGATACAGAGAAATCGATTCTGAATGTGTCGGCCTGATAGAAGGTGTTGCTGTCCACCTGCCACTCGAGCCACCCGGTGGCAATCTCGCCGTTCACCTTCACTAGGCCGCGCGGCTGTCTCGCTTGGGATACCGCAGGGACTGTGTATTTCATGTTAGGTTTCCAAAACTCCACCGGAGCTATCCGGTTGAGATGGCACGTTCAAGGTCTGCACGCCGGTGATTTGTGGGTCAGTGGTCCCGTTTGCGCGCGCGATGGTCGTCCATGCAGTCGCATCCCCGTAGGAGTCGGCTGCCAGGCTGTACAGGTTCCCGCCAGCCTTTGTGACCGTCGATCCGCTTCCCCCAGTGGTGTTCAGGTTGGTCGACATTCGGCCCAGAACGCTCTGCAGGTTGTAGAGCTGAGGCAGCTGAGTCATCGCCGCCACTTGGTTGTTCAAGGCTGCTGCCTGCTGCGCAATCGGGTTGTTCGGCAAAATGCCGCCGACAGTGGCTACATTCGTGATCACATTGCCAACGCTCCCGATGAGCACCTGGACACGCTTTTGCACTGCAGCAATGGGCGTCATAACGCTGTTGATCGTGCTTTGCGTGGCCGTAGCGAAGCTGGAAACAGCCTTGATGGCTGAATCCAAAGACGCCAAGAGGCTCGTGAGGCTGCTGTCTCCGATCGCATCACCAATGGTCTGGGCGCTGGTGTTGTCATCCAGAAGCGCCTCATCAATGCCTGCGTTCGGCGCAGTTTCCTGCGGTCGCGCCAAATCCTGCACCACCATCAAGGCGATGCTGTAGGGGATTTTGTAGAAGCGCTCGAATTGGCCGCGAAAGCTGGAAATTACCACCGCGTATCGGAACTCCGACCAGGTCAAAGTCAGCTTTCGGCCGGAGGCCCGCAGACTATCCAGGTAGCGCGCTCGCGCCAGCGCTTGCTCGCCCAGAAAGATGCCGGACCATTCGAGAGGCATATCGCTGCGCCCCATGGCATCAACCACGCGCGTACCTCCAACCAGCTGCTGCACCACCAGCAACTGCTCTCCGCCGAATGTGATGCGCTCTGGAATCTCCGTGCGGCTGAAGTTGAAAACCGTGTTCTTCTGGTCATCGACCAACGTTAAAACGGTGTCTGGCCGCATTTAGTGGGCTCCTGTCATCCCCGGCGAAACCGGAGACATGCTTCCATCAAAGCGCGTTCCTGATGCCGATGGTCTCCGCGCGTCATTGGAAATTTGCTCGGTAACAACGTTTGCGAGAACCCTTCCATTCGGCATGACGATCGTGTTGTTGATCATGTGCTGACGTCCAGGCGCCGAGGGGCGCACATAGTTCGTTGGAGCTGCCTCGGAATCCTTCGCCCAGTAGCCGCCGGCCCCACTTCGGCCATGCCCTGGCACCCAGTGCTCGCCAGCGTGTTCCTTGCCGTCGTTCTTTGACTGAATTCCAGGCAGTAACTTGGAAACGCCCCAAAGAGCAACGCCTAGGGCTGCAACACCAAGAATGATTGGCGATGCCGCGCCAAGGGCGAATATCCCGCCAATGCCGCTGATAGCGCCCAAAGCCAAGCCGAGGCCTTGAAATGCGGCTGAAGCCAGCATGATCACGCCACCGGCGGCCACGAGACCAGACAGCACTCCAAAGCCGATGGCCATGGCTTTTGTGACAACGGGGAACTCCCGAGCGAACTCCAGAGCCCCCTTGATCACCGAGGTAAGACCTTCGACCGCCTTGATGGCAATCGGCAGCACGGTATTCCCGAGTTCGATCATCAGGCTGTTGAACTTCGCCTGCATCTCAACCAAACCGCCCTGGGTCGTGCCACGGAAAGTGTCGATCGTCTGCTGCGCGCCCTGGGCATTTCGCACTAGGTTGAAGTCTCGCAGCGCCTGGAGCTGCTGAGTCGTGAACGTAGCTGCCAGATTCGAGCCGGTCCGGTTGGAGACCAGCGAGTTCATGAAGCCGATGACTTCGCTATCGGTCTTGGCACCCGCCTTCTGAGCGGCGGCCGTGCCGTACTTCATCAGCCAGGCGCCAGGGTTTTCTCGCAGAAGCTGCTCATCCACGACCTTGGCCACCTGGGTGGACTTCATCACTTGGCCGCCGACGCTGCCGCTGTTCACCTCGGTCAAGGTGACAAGCCCAGCAGCCTGCAGAGCGGCCATGGTCTTCTTGGTTGTGCGACCGGCGATCAAGTTCTGATACAGCGACATCAGCGCAGTACCGGTGGCGTTGCCGCCCTGCTCCTGCATGACGGTGGCCAGCATCATCACGCCGTCATCTGAAAGACCCTTGAAGGCCGCGCCACCGCGCTTGGCCAGAGTCTCCAGATCACCGAACTTGATGGAACCACCAGAGCCAGTGACCAGGCGCTGCGCGAGGTCCAGGCCACGCTTGAAGTCTTCAGGCGTGTTGGTCAGGCCGCGCATGTCGTTGAAACGCATGATCGAGCGCACGCCGGCGTCATCGATCTTGCCGACCTTGCCGCCGAAAAGAGCCGAGTTGGCTACGTTCAGCTGAGCGATAACCGGCGCAAGCCCCTGGGCGATCTTCATGTCGCCAAACATGCCAACAGACTCGCGCAGGGTCTCCATGAGCTGCGTCGAGCTCGTGCCAAAGGCTTTGGTGCCGCGGGCGAACGAATCCGCCTGCTTGTTGACAGCTTCGCCCAGATTCAAGGTCTTGAACCGCGCATAGGCCGTCTCGTACTCTTTCGCTGCCGCCAAAGGAGCGCCGAATAACGAAAGACCGAAGCCGCCGGCGGCGGCCATCGCGCCACCGACGAGCCCAAGGCGCTTGATCGAGAGAAGCTGACGCTCCAGCTGCGACAGGCCTGCGTGGGTGCTGTTGATGTGCTGATTCAGGGATGTGAACTGCCCAGCCAGCGCGGTGATGCCCGAGCTCACACCGTTTACCAGCGAGAGCTTGACCGCAATTTTGTAGGCTTCGAACACAGTGCTATCCTTGAATCATGAACATCGTCCAACGCGCGCATGAGTGGCTTGCTGATCACGTCAGCTGGGTGCAGTACCCGCGCATCACGCCGATGCGGCGCGTTTCGTTCTTCAAAACCCAAATGCCGTGGCCGACACGAGTCGCGCTCGTGCTTTTCGGGTCAACCACTCTGGTGATTTGCGCGATTGCGCTGTTTTTCCTTGGCCTGCTGTTCTGGGCGGCCTTAACTGCCTAAGCCAATCAGGGGCACATAAGCCCCTTCTGCTCCGTATTCCATGACATCGACGACCGACTGCCCGAGGGCTGATTCGATCTTGTCTTTGTTCTTGTAGGCCGCTGGACCAAGTACCGGGCGCGGCGGCTGAGTTGGTGTTCCCAGCTCAAACCACACCATTTCGTCCTTGTCAGAGCCCACGGCGGCCTCCGATCCTTCGACCTGCCGCGTGATGCTGTCGCGCATCGCGCCAGTGCGCACGCCAGGATCGTCCGGCGTGAATCCCTTGCGCTCGCGTTCCTTCTGAGTGCTTTCCGCAAGATCGGGCCATCCGTTGAATGGGCCAACCTGGTCTTGGTAGTGCCCGAGCTGGCGCTTGGCATCTTTTTCGATGATCTGCGCAGCGCGATCCAGAATCCGGTGCTCTGCCGCCTTGATCGCCAATGCTGTGGCGGCCAGGTGCAGCGCGAAGCTGCCAACATCCTGAAACTCTTTGACCGGGTTCATGACTCTTCCTTGAAGCGCATCGCGTTCCAGTCAAAGGTGTTGCCCTCCATTTCGGAGAAGCAGATGCACCAAGCTGCGCGCGTCACTTCATCCAACTCAAAGGCCACGTCAAAAGGAACACCATTTCTGACAAGCCAGAGGCATTCCTTGATTGGCGCGGCCGTGGCTAGTTTTTTACTTGGGCCTTGGTCGTGTCCGGATCAGCTGCAGTGAAGAAGTTCTCTTGCACGCCCAGGTGCACCGCCGCAACGCCATCCTCGTCAAGACGCTGGATCAGAGCCTCAAGCTCGGCTTTTGAGGCCGGTTGGTAAACAGGGTCGCCATCAATGTTGCTGATGTACAGCAGCGGGAGAACCATCTGCGTGTAGACCTGATTCTTTGCGGTCTCGCCAAGGATCTCGATCAGGCGGAACTGCGCCAGGACGCCGGGCTTCTTCAGCTCGATCAAGCGCCCGCGCGGATCGGGAATCACCACGCTTGCATTTGCCTTCGCAACAAGCTGCTGGCTCGGTGTTTCGGCAGCAGGCTTGGCGTCTTTGTTGATTGTCACTTTCGGCTCAGACATTAAGCCACCTTCACGCGACGAGCAGCCACGAAGCTGATGCGCATCTTGACGGCCTGGTCACCCTGCCAGCTGCCAGCGTCATCGAGCTTGAGCAATGCCTGCTGATAGCGGTATTGGGTCACCGCGCCATTGGCTTCCGTGATCGTCTCGGTGATGGTCACGGGGTTTTCATTCAGACCGGCGTAGTAGTTCGCCTCAATCTGGGAAAAGTAGTCATCGATCGTGCTGTCTTGGCGCGTGATGTCGAAAGCGCCGGTCCAGCCATCCGGGAAACGGATGTGGCGGGTGATGCCGTCCAGACCCTTCACCTTTTGCTCGGCGATATCTGGCTTGGACGAAAAGCCAGTGATCAGGGAAAAGCGAAGCGGGCCAGTCGATCCGGTAATGTCCAGAACAACGTCGCGGCCTACAGAAAAACCGTTTAAAGGCATGTTGAGCTCCTAAGCTGCTTGTGTTTCGGTTAGGCCGATTGGGTGGTTTGACGAGCGATCTGCACGCTGGCGCCGCCTTCCAGGTTGAGAATGAATTTCTCGACGATGCCGAGATAGACGACTTGCACGTCAGCCTGCAGATAGCCCAGAGCAATCCGGCTGTCGCTGTTGTTGGACTTGTCGCAGACCGTACGGTAGTCGTCGATCATTCCGTAGCCGGTCAAGCTGTTGGGCTGCTGCAGAGTGCCCAAGAAGTTGTCCAGGGTCGCCTTGACGCTGCGGCGCGTCGGGTCTTGGGTCTGGCGACTTTGGAGCTTGCCGACGAACAGGCCCATGCCAGCATTAAGAGTGCTGGCGATGTAGTTGGTCATGCGGGTATAGCTGTCGCCGTTGATGACCTGGTTACTGCTGGAGTTGTGACCAAAGCGGACGCCGAAGTAGCTGCCGCCAGGAACCGGGTTGGTGATCACATCGATGCCGGCTGCACCCAGAGTCTGGAGCTCCGCATCCGAATACACCTGGTTTTGGTAGCTCTTTTGCGTCCCGACGATGCCGTACAACTGCTTGTTCAGGCTGGACTGCTCGGGGGAAAGGTTCGCAAGGCGGCCAGCGGCAAAGCCTTGCGGGCTGATGA